ATTCAATTATAAACACTGTTTATTCTTGAAGAAAGAGAAAGGTTAGTTGAATGAATTTGTGAGTATGTAAAACCACTCACTAATTCAGATCCTATTACTGTCCGTTTGGCAAATTCAAATACTGGCTTATTAGGACTAACTATAGATTTAGATAAATTAATTTCTAAACCTAGGTTTTTCATAATATGCAAGTATCATTTTGCTAAAGAAGAATCAAAGATGACAATATCATCTCCAAGTACTTCGTATCTTTCTTCTCAACCGGATCGGCTACCATTAAGGTAGCTAGCCATTTGCATCACTCAGTGATGTGTAATAGCAAGTCCAGCTCAAGAAGAGAGACACCCCATAGGTTGACCGACAGCATATTGGAAATTGTTGTCAGAAATATTAAATTCTTTTGCAGTTAATCTGTTAAAAGAAAAATTTCTATCAACCATGACTTTTTGTCATGATTCTCCAATACCCTCAATCTTGAATATAGATTCAATAATTGAGGCGGTTAACCTTACAGGTAAACGATCAGTGGCCGCCGATAAATCAAACGAAAACGCTTGATTATATCTTAAGGCCTTTAATGAACATCTAGTTACACTAGCGTCTTGATCAAAAGTACCATCATTAGGTAAGCTTCTCAGGATTTTAAATAATCCTAAGTGCAGAGGCTTCATTACACTTTGTGTAATAGAGTCAACTAGAGCAAAAACTCTAATTTTCCCTGCAGCTTCCCTTTTGATAGCAAACTGGCCGAATGGAGATACCATAGACTTCTTGAAAGATATAGAATCTTCAGGAAGTTGTTCAACAATTCCTAAAGCGTCTGTAAGGCGCTGTAAGAATTGTTCGGTATTCCATTCCTTTCCAATAACATCTAAATAACCTAAAAGATTATAATAGACGTTATGACCTTCAGCGTGGGTCAATAGCAATGCTATATCCCCAAGCAATCCCTGTGATGAATTAACATTACTAGGACTTGCTTTTCCGCTGAAATGGAAAGAGGTCGGAGCTAAACTATGAGTTTTGACCACCTCCTTAATATTAGGATGTCATTGAGTAAGCGAAGCAAACTCAATAGCATCCTCAAGGAATTTATCATTCCCTGAAAAAGGAGATGTTATAGTTTCAAGTTTTAATTTACCAGGTATTTGTAATACCCGATAGATTGAAAACAAACTATGTCAAAATCTTATAATATGTACGTTACCTTTCCTCATCATTTGACGATCCGTCTTATTTATAATAGACGGACAACCATTGATGACTCGAGGTAAGGGAAGATTTGGTTCAATCTCACGAAGAGATTTTACTTTATCATCCCCAAGTCACTTTTGCAAAGCCACGGCACAACTTTTCAGTCATTTGACTGTAAAAGTTGCACCGTGATTCTTATTCAATTTAATAATAAATTGAATAAAATTATTTGCAATAACTAGTCTATCCCGGATACGACTAATTCGATCAAAACTAAGATAAATAATCTTAGGCAAGAAAGAAATTAGCCTAGAGAAGCTACGCTTCTCTACTGGTAGTATAGCAGCTCGCAAAATATATTTAAGTTTAAAATTCATTATAAATTTTATACTTTTCATTATATTTTGTTTAAAAGTTGCCTATGTTCACTGAGGTTTCACCCAAAAGTACTAAGGTCTTTGAGTCGCTACTTGGTTATTCCAAAAGGGACCTAACTATAGGTTCCAGGTATAACTAAGTTTACGATGAAGAAGAACTTGTTTCTTCGATCATGGACTTAACAGGAATAATC